TGCAGCCGCCTCGGCCATTGCAGGGGTTCTGGGTTGCGACAACGACCCTCAGAGCTTGCAAAAAGCGCTAGCAAAAGCCACGCCAGAACAACTTAGCGAGATCAAGAAAGCCGAGCTGGACTTTGAGGCTCGCATGAAGGAGCTGGACGTAGACCTCTACGCGCTCCAGACCGCCGATACTGCCGATGCCCGGAAGCACTTCGCTAAGGACTGGACGGCGCGGTTCCTAGCTATCGCCCTGTGCCTGTTGTTTGCTGGCTATATTGTCCTCGTGACGATCCTCCCGCAGGACCAGAACAACGATGCGATCATTAACCTTATCCTCGGTTCGATTACTGGCTCGTTTAGTACGGTCATTGCGTTCTACTTCGGCAGCAGCCAGCGGCAGGACTGAGATGAAGAACAGGATGAAGACGGGTACGGAAGGTGTTGAACTTATTAAGCATTTTGAAGGGTGCCGTTTGGAAGCATACCTATGTCCTGCTAACGTGTGGACTATTGGCTATGGGCATACTGGCGGCGTCCGAGAAGGGGATGTAATCAACCAAGAAGCGGCGGAAGCCTACTTGATCGAGGACCTTGAGGAGTTCGAAGGCTATGTTAACGACATGGTGGAAGTCGCTCTCAAGCAAAATGAGTTCGATGCTCTCGTGGCGTGGGTGTTTAACCTTGGCCCGGGCAATTTCAAGGAAAGCACTCTCCTTAATCGCATTAATTATGGACCTATTAGCGACGTGCCTACGCAAATCCAGCGATGGAATCGAGCGGGCGGCAAAGTTCTTGAGGGGCTTGTGAAGCGCCGTGCAGCCGAAGCTGCATTGTGGCAGGGACTGGACTGGCGGGAGGCCGTATGAAGAAGGTTGTTCAACCTAAGTTCTTAGGATCAGGTATTATTGATCCCGCCCATGAGCTTGAAGTGGTCTGCGCCAACTGCGGTTTCGACGTGGACGAGGCAGAGCTTGCGGCAGACACCTGCTCAGACTGCGGTGAATCCCTAGTCCTCAAGCAGAGCGTAGCAATCAAGGTAACCACCGTGCCGATGTCTGGCGCGACTATGTGATGGGTTCGCTATGGCTCTACAGAAGGTACTGCTCAAGCCGGGTGTAAACAAAGAACAGACTCGGTACACCGACGAAGGCCGCTGGTACGACTGCGATAAGGTGCGGTTCCGTCAAGGCTTGCCTGAGAAAATCGGCGGTTGGCAGCGTACCTCTACTTACACTTACCACGGCACTGCCCGGTCTCTTTTCAACTGGGTCACACTGGGCTCGCAAAACCTCGTTGCCGTAGGCACGAACCTCAAGTACTACATTGAGCAGGGCGGCGAGTACTACGACATCACTCCCATCCGCAGCACCACTGCTGCCGGGGACGTAACCTTTTCTGCTACCGATGGCTCTTCCACGATCACAGTCAGCGACACGGATCATGGGGCTATCGTCAACGACTTTGTGACATTTAGCGGCGCTGTATCTCTGGGCGGTAACATTACAGCCGACGTGCTGAACCAAGAGTATCAAGTCTCCCTCGTGGTCGATGCAGACACCTACGAGATTGTCGCGAAGGACACGGGAGGAGCCACGGTCACGGCTAATGCTAGCGACTCGGGTAATGGCGGAGCCTCCGTGGTCGGTGCCTACCAGATCAATACTGGCCCTGAACTTCCCGTGCCGCTTGTGGGTTGGGGCGCTGGTGGCTGGGGCCTTGGTCCTTGGGGTACAGGTACGACTGGGCTTGAGCCTATCCGCCTCTGGAGCCAGAGTAACTTTGGTGAGGACCTGATCTTCGGACCTCGGGGTGGAGAAGTCTTTATCTGGGATGCAAGTGTAGGTATTGCCTCTCGGGGTACCTATCTATCGGCGGAGGCTGGAGCGTCAAACGTTCCTGTGGTGCAAAACATAGTTTTTGTGTCGGATAACCGCTTTGTCTTCTGCTTCGGCGCCAATGATATTGGTAGCAGCGACCTAGACCCCATGCTAATTCGGTGGAGCGATCAGGAAGACGCCACCAACTGGACTCCTGCAGCGACGAACCAAGCAGGTAGCCTGCGCCTCTCCACAGGTAGCGAGATCATTACGGCGATCCAGTCTCGCCAAGAAATCCTAACGTGGACCGATTCTGCGGTGTATTCCATCCAGTACCTTGGGGCGCCAGCCGTATGGGGCGCGCAGCTTCTTGCGGACAACACCTCCATCGTAAGCCCCCGCGCAGCCGTATACGCATCGGGGGTAGCTTTCTGGATGGGCCGGGACAAGTTCTATCGCTACGACGGTCGAGTGCAACCCCTACGCTGCGACTTGCTGCGGTATGTATTTAACGACTTCAACCTAGATGAGGTCGATCAGGTTTTTGCTGGTACGAACGAAGAGTACCAAGAGATTTGGTGGTTTTACTGCTCTGCGGGCTCGCAGACCATCGATAAGTACGTTGTGTACAACTACATGGAGGACATCTGGTACTACGGTACGTTAGCGCGTACGGCGTGGAGCGATACGGGGCTTCGGGATTACCCCATCGGCGCGACGTACTCTAACAATCTTGTCTATCATGAATTGGGGGTTGATGATGACGAAACCGGCACGCCTACTGCAATCAACGCTTACATTACCTCATCCGAATTTGACTTGGATGACGGCCATAAGTTCGCGTTTATTTGGCGTGTGTTACCGGATATTACTTTCGATGGCTCGACTGCTGAATCCCCGCAGGCCACCCTAACGCTACTCCCCCTCGCTGGTTCAGGCTCTGGGTATAACAGCCCTGCGTCGGAAGGCGGTACCAATGCTGCAGGCATCACACGCAGTGCGACCGTCCCCGTAGAGGCGTATACCAACCAGCTCAATGTTAGGGTCCGTGGGCGCCAGCTATCCATGAAGATTGCCTCCGATCAACTCGGAGTACAGTGGCAGCTTGGCGCTCCACGCCTTGATATGCGACCGGATGGGCGGCGCTAGTGGCTAATGAAGTTGATAAGGTTGCTGCACCTGCCCTTCCGCTTGCCCAGGATAATTACAACCGATCTGTAACGGATCAGTTCAACAACATCCTGCGCTTGTTCTTCCGGCGCCTTACCAACGTAATTAACGAGATACTGAGCACTGAGGACGGCGGCAAAGTTCTATACATGCCTCGGGGGTTGTTTTACAGCACGACCGGCCAGACCGCCGTTGCAACTAATACTGGTTACCCGGTGGAGTTTGAGAACACCTATATCGGCAACGGTACGTCCATCGGAGGCGTAGACAATACCCAGATCACCGTATCTGCTGATGGTGTATACAACTTTCAGGTAACTTTGACGACGCAACACACGAACTCGTCAGATGTTACGATTTGGACGTGGATCAACAAGAATGGCACAGACGTGCCCTACGGTGGACAGAAGCAAACCATCAAGGGTAACGGCGACAAGGCTGTTTACTGGAACTTTTCTATCGACCTGACGGCGGGCCAATATATCGAGATGTACTGGGCGACAAGCGACACCGCTTTGAGCTTGCATACTGAGGCAGCAACAAGTCCTCACCCCGGTATCCCCTCAACCATCGTCGCCGTCTCGTTCGTAAGTAATTTGTAGGGGTAAACATGGATAAGCGTAGGCAAGGCATAGCCGGACTCAGAGCCCCCATGGCACGGGACGTTGCGCGCCTGTCTCAGTATTCCCGTGGCGATGATCGGAACCTTGCCCACGTCGCCCCCGGCGACACCATCATCCCCCCTGAGCTGATGCGAGCTAATCCTGACTTCGCCGACATGGTGATGCGGGCTCTTGCTGGCGCAGGCATTGATCCTGCCAAACGCATCGTAGACTCCGGCGCAGCCCGTCGTAATCCGGTAACCGGCGCTCAGGAGTTTGATGACGCAGAAACGTCTTCACGGATGAGCAGTAATTTCGGTGTTGGCCTCGGCTATGGCGGCGCGTCTGACGTTATTTCCGTTACCGGGCAGCGCCAAGGTACCGGCTACGCTCCTTATATTGGACCTAATGCGTACCTAGAGTCCGGGCAACTCCTGCGAGATAGCGAAGACGTTGATCTGACTGATGGGCGAACCCCTGCGCAGCAACTCCAAGACGCTAGCGCCCGTGGAGACATCCCACCCCCAGAAGCCGCGCCTGATCTGTATGACGCGCAAGGTAGGTTTATCGGTTCGGTAAGCGACGCCCCTAGTGCTGATATTCCCGCAGGCCTCACCGGTGCTGATTTTGTCTCCGGCAGGGTCGGCTACGACTACGCTGACCTCTACCGAGATTTGCTCGGACGTGACCGTCGGGAGCAAGAGGACTACCTCCGTAGTCGAGGGTTCCTTGGTGAGGATGAAACCTTAGGGCAAACCATAGCTGATTACGGCGGCGTTGCTGCTGCCGACGATGGTACGAGCCAAGTCAGCACTGGCGGAGAGGAAACGCAGACCTCAACCACACCGAATGTAGCGGTGCCGACCCTTGAAGATGTCCTAGAAGGTGTAGCTGCGGCGCTGCCGCGCACTGAGTTTGGCATCGAACTGCCTATTCCTGGCCCCGGCGACCAGCTCCTACCCATCATCTTCGGCACCATCCCTGAGTTCATCGACTGGGTGCGGGACCTCGGCGCTAACATTGACATCAGCAAGCCCGAAACGGTCCTTGACGCGATCCAGAAAGCTGCGGGAGATGTTTACGGGAAGGTGAGCGGCGCTGTCATGAGCGCGGTAAAAGGCTCCACCACAGGGCAAGTTGACCGGATAGATCAGCTTATCCGCGACTTGATTAAGGACTTACAGACCGACCCCGGTGCAATCCTCGCAAGGGCAGAAGCTGTATTACCTACCATCTTTGGTAGCGGTAGTGGTTCTTCGGGGACGCCGCCTTCTTCTGGTACCACGACGACTACACCCCCCGCCACCGGCCCTGATCTTGGTCTCCCCGGTAGCGAAGAAGAGGACGAGGATAAAGAACCCGCACCTCCGGCAGATGATGGCCTAGATGAAGGTACGCCTGAGCCTCCGGTAGATGAAGGTACGCCTGAGCCTCCGGTAGATGATGGCCTAGATGAAGGTACGCCTGAGCCTCCGGTAGATGATGGCCTAGATGATGACGGTATTGATGACGGTATTGATGATGGCCTAGATGAAGGTACGCCTGAGCCTCCGGTAGATGATGGCCTAGATGATGACGGTATTGA